GTAGTGAGTTCTTTAACTTATAATGCAGCGTCAAGTTTTGGCAATTCAGTCCGCATGCCCATTGAGGGTTTGCTTACGTTATTGACGGACATTGTGTCCAAAATTTACAAGTTTGCAACCGGAGGTGACGAGTGTCCATATTCATTTGTGACTGGTCCTTCAATTAAAGTTCGCAACTTGTTGTTTAACATTGCTGAAATTGAAGCAGCTAAGAATGCTAACAAGCTTACAATTGAAGAAGCTTCTGTTCAAATCAATGGGGCTTTGGAACAACTAGTTAAATTATCACCTGGTCTTGATTCTAACTCCATGTTAGGGACGTTGGCCAAGAGTACAGTAGTTAAATTGAAAGGCTACAAACTTGAACTTGACACCTTGCTGGCAGGAAATGCCACTGAAAGGGTTGTTCCTAGTTGCTTCATTTTTGCGGGTGGAGCAGGAATTGGTAAGTCCATGTTTGTTAATATCATTAGTGATTACGTTACTATGAGGATTGCCAGTCCATACATGAAGGATCATTACATCAAACATCCTGATTCATTGAAGACTGCTAAGTATTCCATGAACCAAACGGATCAGTATTCAAGTGGTTACAGGAATCAGCCAGTAGTCATTATTGATGAGGCAGACCCTCAAGTCTCAGTAGTGGGTCAACCTAGCACGCCTCAAAAATTGATTGGGATGATTAATAGTGTTGCTTACCCTCTTAATATGGCCAATTTGGAAGCAAAGGGATGCACTTATTTTACAAGCAAGTTAATTTTGTGCACAACCAACAGCGAGAATTGGACTAATTTGGGTGGCGTGTCATGCCCTGATGCTTTTTGGCGTCGCACTCAATTTGTTTATGCTGAATTTGATCACGCCAAATTTGTCAAGGAATACGGTGAAATGACTGAGACTGAGGCTTTAATTAAAAACAGAGCTTTGGCCATGGGACATTGTATTGATTATAAGGATGGTCGAATTACTTTTGAGGAATACATGAGTAAGGCGTATGAATTTGTAACTCTTCGCATTAAAGTCCTTAGTAAGGATGATGATAATATTAGAGGGGGTCAAGTTGTGTCTCCCATGAGTTTGGTCGGCATTATTGTAGATTCAGTTAAGAAGGCAGAAATGGACCTTAAGTTTAGGGCTGGATTGGCTAGCCGCATGGTAACGGATTTCGCATTAGAAACTCCCAAAATTATCGAAGCCCAAGGTGGAGCTTTGTCTAAGGCAGTTGATATTGTAGTTCCTCAAATGGTTACCAATGACAACAAAGTTAATTGGTTTGGCCTTGCAACTGTGAGGTGCATCGCTTTGATGGCAAATGCCAAGCGTAAGACTAGGCAAACATTTGAGCATGTCATTAGCTTTAAGGAAGATTACGTGAAAGAAAAGCGTCTTGAGGCAGCGGCCAAAGGAGTTCAACAATTTTGGCTTTCTGCAGTTCATGAAATTGATGCCCCGAGACCCATCAAGATTGATCTCCTTGAAAATCCTAAATTTGAAGATTTCTGCAAAAAGCGGAGATTGATCAGACCAATGACAATGGCAGATAGGCTTATGAGTGTCGAGCTTCCTTCCGGGGATGAAAGGTATTGGCACATGGCCCAAACTAAAGCATTGAATTTGGCTTATGAACATTACAAGCCTTCATTTAAGGATGTTTTCCCGTGGAGAGGCATTGTACTGAGTGTGGGTCTGTTTTCTGGCGCGATTGCCATGTACAAGCTGTTTGCATCGACTCGCGTTGAAGGTGAGTTGCAGGGTGATTACCCTCTGAGGCAAGTGAAAGCCAAACGCAGGCGAGTCGATCCTGTCAGTATCATTAAACCAGAGAAGGAAAATAGTCTTATTGAAAAGGTCATTAGGAACAATTTTTACAAGGTCACGATCACAAGTCCCAATAAGAGATTTGTAGAGTGCAACTTGTACATTTTGATGGCCCAGACTAAAGTTGCTTTGATTCCTAAACATGTTCTTGATATTATTTTCGATCATTATGAAGAGGATAATGAAGCGATCATCAAATTTTCTGGTTGCTTGCAGATATTGAAAGACGAGCCTAGTATTAAAGTTCAAACAGCACCACTTAAAAATTACGTGGGTAGGACCGAAGATGGTTATGAATGGAAATTGGGTGCGACACAGTATGGAACTGAATTTGAAGTCCCGGAAGGTGTTCGCATGAATGAGCTCATGCTCATTAATGTACCATTGGTAGGCAAATTGCTTGAGTCTAGCTTGATTGATTCCACGTTGTTTGAGGAGTGTGCGGGTTCGCACCGCGAGTGCGTCATGTATCTTTTTGATGATGATGTTAGACCTATTCAAATTGAAGGTTTTGCCACACCAGAGGAGGATTATACAAGAGTGTTCACACAAAACACCGATGGTACAAAAATGTATTATGGTAATGAGATCTGGCAATCGGATCTTGAGACAAAGAACGGTGATTGTGGAGCACCAATATTTATCCGTTCTCGTGGCATGTTTAAACTTGCTGGCATTCATGTTGCTGGCGCAAAATCATTGAGTAAAGCTTATGCTGTTTCTCTTGACAAGGAGACTATCTCCTCTAGCTTGCTGACCCATACCCAAGCGACTAGAGGGAATGATATCTGTGGTCCTCTTTTGGAGCGCCCTGTTGAGGAAATTATTGAGCGACAAGGTTTGTGGACTTCCAGTCTTAAGGAC